TTGATCGTAGCTAACTGGAGTGCCGTCAGGCATTGCAGGAGCTGCGTTCATACCATAAAGCATTACTTCTTCATGGTAGTTACGTGGAATACCTTGGATCTGTTCTACAAATCCTTTCCACTCATCGGCGCGTTGTTCATACACACCATCAAAGACTTCGTTGATAATCGGCTCGACTACCGCACGAAAGTCGGTACTGCGCATTGGGGTTGCCATGTTTTAGTCCTTTCTTTCGTTAATTAAGCCGAGGTCGTTGGAGCAACGAGCTGACTGTTAGCAATTTGAACTTGAACGATGGTGTATGTATCACCCCATGCATTTAGTTCGCCAGTGGGGTAAGCTACTTCACGACCCAAGCCAACACACTTAACTTGACCTTGACCTGAACCAGCGGTAACTGGAGTTGGGTTCAATGCACAAGTTGAGAAGCCAGCACCGCCGGATAAACCGACAGTTTTGCCGTAAGCTGGGCTGTAACCAGTAGAAGCAGAGAAGTTAAACTCTCTACCAATATTGTTTTGGTTAACAGAACCAGTAGCTTGGATTTCATAAACCAATGCTGGATCAGAGAAGAGCCAGAAAATGATTTGTGAAGAAGCATCAAGTGCCTCTTTAGAGATCCATTTTGCAACAGAACGACGACCTTGTGAATCGGTGAATTCAACACCATCAAAAGAGCCGATCAAACGGTCGGTAGTGGATGAAGCATAGGTCAAAGCTCCTGTGCCGCTTACTACTGCTACAGGCTGATACTGGTAAAATGCTTCACCAGCGCTCAACGCATATAGAGGAGAAAAATCTGCGGTTCCAGTGATGTAGCTGTTCGTACCTGCATAAGGTGTCGAACGGTCTAAACCACTTGGATGGAAAGAAGGCTTCAGACCAAAGGGGACTAATGTAGTAGACATGTGTCTATTTTCCTTTGTTATTTTGAAGAAGGTTATTAAAAACGAATATTTTTATTATTCGCTTTAGCAGTTTCTTTTTCCATTTCCAAAACTCCACCTTCAAGAATTGAGCGTCCGCCCTTACCTTCTTGTGCAGTATTACGTACACTAGCGGTAATATTGCGTTGATGTTCTAGCGGATCCTCTAGATGCATCATGCGCATCACTTCTTGATAGATTTCTTCTGGTAACTTAAAAAGAACCATTTCGTTACAGCTAACACAGCCTTCAACCTTGCCTGAGCTCATTTTACCTAGATTTTCAAAGCCTTTTCCTAATTCTAAGGCTTTCACTGGTTCATAACCCAACGCCATACGTTTGTCGATACTGTCATAATTATTTGTAGTGGATAACCAGCACAAATGCATACCGGGAATAATATTCTCGGGTAAATCTGGCAATGCGCTATTTTGCCATTTATCTCTGAACGCTTCTGCACGTTCGCGCTTGGATCTATTGTCTGGATCTTCTGATGCGATCCGTTCTTTAGTTTCTTGTACTCGGTCCGCTAAGCGGTCTTCTAAGTCACGTTTAATTCTTGTATTTGCCATGATAATTAACCTTTATTTTCGCGATCATACGAGGCATAAGCTCGGATCATTTTGTTTCGTTTTTCTACATCGTCCCATGCACCAGCGTCTTTAATTGCTTGAACTCGATCACGGGAAAGTGTGATGGTTCCAGCTTTTTGACTGGTGGTATTTGCAACCCGACTTGAAGCTGTTGGGTTTGCTCGCTTATTTGATCCACCTTTAGATACATAGCGGTGTGGTAAGCGGGATGATAAACGACTGTCTAACTCTTCCCAATATTCTGGATCCGACGGATCCCAACCATCTTGGGAAAGTTCTTGGTCAATTACTTTGGCAATTCTACTATCTGTATCTCGAGCTTGTGGATCATACCAAGAGTTCTTTTTTAACCAGCGTGTAGCATTTTCTTGTACTTCAGTATTTACTGGGTTTGGAACATTTTGCCTTGGAGCCTTAGCTTGCTCGAGCTGTTGTTTCTTGTAATGCTGAGCTTGATTAAGGCGCTGTTTAGCGTCCGTTAATTGCTCTAAATATTCCACTTGAGCTGCTGCATCATTAGCTTGGGCTGCTTGCAACATTTTCATCTTTGCGTATTCAACCCGAGTAGCTTCGTCCTCAATGGACTTATCTAACTGGGCAAATTGGTAAGATGATGCTGTATTCTCAACCTTTGCTAGACGCTCTGCCAATTCGGCATTACGACGTTCAAGTGCACTAATCTTATTTCTTGCGGAAGCGTCACGCTGTTTCTTTAACTCTTTTTTGAGTCTGCGTTCTTCTCTACGCGCTTCACGAATTTGCTCACGCTCTTCAGGTGTTTCGCCTTCATTAGGCTCTTCATCTTCGTGATCTTCGTGATCTTCGTGATCTTCGTCGTTTTGATCATCTTTATGATCTTCTACAACTTCGTGTACTTCATCTTTTGTTTCTTCAGGATCTTTTAGTTCCTTGGGAAACTTTACTTTGGCTATTACTGAGCCGTCATCACGTTCCAAAATAGGAACGTCTTTTTCTTTATCTGCCATACTTTTCTTTCAAAAGTTATTAATCTACAAACGCTTTCATTTTCTGTGCAGCTTCAAAGGTTTTAATCTTTGAAATGACTTCACGAGCTTGCAGTGTAATAAATACCACTGGAGCACCTTCATCATCGGGTTGCACTACAAACCGATCGCCGCCGTACTTAATCGTACGAACTAAGTCACCAATTTGACACCATTGACCTTCTGGCCATGGGGTTAGGTCGTCTGGGCTCTTATAAGCCAAGGGACCAATTGAGCGAACTTTAGCTACCGTTTCATTAAAACGTAATGTTTGTCTGGTTTCTTCAACTAAGAAGATACCGCCTTTACTTGTTGTCTTTTCTCGGCGTAACTGCACCAATACTCGGTCTCCAAGAATCTCTACACCTGGATCCACATCTGGAAAACACTCATTTTCCGAACGCAAATCTGGTTCGTCTTTAATACCAAAATCAATCGGCATACGCCAACTCTCCTTGCGTTCTACAACGCTTTAGTTTTCATCATCCTCGGTTAAAAGGGTTTCTAGGATCGAAAAGGCTTGTTTTAAGCCATCTCGAGTACCCAACACTCTTTGATAAGAATCAAAGTTGTGGATATTGGAACCAGAAGCTAGAACTTCGGTTATTTCTTTGTCCGCTTCTTTCAAGCGGCTAATGTACTCTGAAAGTATGTCCCTCATATTACTACTTATGCAAAGGAGCGGAAAATTCCGCCCCAAACATCAATAAAAATTACCGCCGTCGAGGTCTTTAAGGTTTTTAGCGGGGCCAACTTTGCCAGCATTGCGCATCTTGCTTTGTGCATTGCCGATCTTCCAGTTGTTGTCCCGGTGTGAACCAGCTGGGCCTGCGTCCAGATCTGTTTGACCAGGGCCGCCGCCAGTGCTTTGGTTACCAGTTTGTTTGTATGTTTGGCGGAAACCTAATTCGCCAGCTTGTTTCTTTGTTGCCATGTTATTGTCCTTGTGTAGGAATTGTTGGTTGTGGTGCTGTAGGTGCTGTAGGTGCTGTTGGTTCTGGTGCTTGAGCTTGTTGCTCTTGCATTTGAGCCATTTGTTGCTGATGAGCTTGATCTGTTTGTTGCAAACCTTGAACATGCTCTTGCTGGGCTTGTTGTAAACCCATAGCGTGTTGTTGTGCGGTTTGCTGTAATTCTTGCTGATGTTGCTCTTGAGCTCGTTGGATTTCTAGTTGATGCTGTACCTGATCTGCTTGTTGTTGGAATGTTTGTTGCTGAACTGCTAAACCGTGTTGGCGGATATCAGCATTGGCAGCATTGATTGCTTCCATAGCAGAGGCATTTTGCTCAGCATCTAAAGCGATCTGTTGCTGGCTCATTTGCGCTTTGGCGTTAATCATTGCAACACGCTCTTTAGCCGCATTGTTGATATTAGCCATTGCCACATTAGTTGCATTGCGTTGATTATCAATGCTCGTCTGTGTACCGTACTTAGCTTGTAGTTCTTGAACATCTTGTTGCAACTCAGCCACACGAAGCTTGAAGTTCTCTTGTGCTTCTTGCAATTGAGCTTGAAGTTTGGCTTGTGACTCTTGGGATTTGCGTTGAGTCTCAGCCATCTGAGTTTTCATCAATACATGCGCTGTTGGATCAGAAAGCGCTTGCATTTCAATTTGCGCTTGTTGTGCTTGTTGTGCTTTTTGAGCTAATTGCTGAATAACTGGCATGAAGGACGCAAATTCTTGCTGACTTTGCTGAGAAACCAGTTGTGCAGCGATTGCAAGTGCTTTTTGGCTTTCTTTGTCCAGTACACGCTCTTCGTGAAGCTTGAATTCGTCTTTTCCGCCAGCGGCGTCTGCCACATAGTTACGCATTGACTGCAAATAATGCAATGTGATGTGTTGCTGGATGTGTTGTAAGAGATGTGCTATGAATTTTGGGCCAACAACTGGACTTGCACCGTAATTGGGGTCAACCGCAAAGATTAAATGGGTTCTAATGTGCGCTAAATGGTCTTGATCTGGGAAAGCGGCTGCCATTCTACCCATTACCATGGAAACGTTTTCTAAAGCGGGGTTACTTTCCTTAATACCGTCGGGGCTTGGCAGAATTTCTTGAATATTAGGCACTTTAAGCTGTTTGAGAATGCGTAAATGGGCTTCACGCATGTCATAGAGCTGTGGTGCTGACTGTGCAAGCTGTAAAATTGCTTGTGCCTGTGCCAAACGCTGTGTTTCTGAGAAAATATTGGGATCAGAAACTGGGCGAATGTCATTGTTCATCGCAAAATCACGAATTTCAATGATTTCACCTGACTCGTTGCTCATTTCTTCCAAGTACCAGTGATTGATACGGGATAAAATAGCTAAAGACTTGGCTTGTGAGCGATGTAACCTAGCATGGATGCTAGAAAATACTTTAGCGCCCTGTTCAATCAGCGCTTGTGTTGTACCAACGGGGGCATTGGCGTTAATATCGCCAATTTTTTCTTCAGAAGTAGTAACTACACCCTTAGCTGCAGCAGTTAGCCAGCCCAATAAATTGTACAGTACGGACGATGGTTGGTTAAATGGCAACGGCATTGCCAATTTACGTACATCATCAACGCCAGGAGCGCCTTCAATTTCAATTACTTGGGTTGGTTCGATTCGATCTGACTGCCCACCAATGCGTCCACCCTTGAGTTTAAGCATTGTCTGGCTGTTGTTGATATGAGCAGCATCAAGCAAAGCCCGCAAAGAGCCAGTAAGAGCAGCGGCGAGACCGCCAATAAGATGAGGCAATCCGATAGCGTAAGCTCCACGCCATGGAATAAATTTGAACTCCACGTACCAATCGAGTTTTTCCAGTTTTTCATCGCCATACGCCCAATTCCTATAAAGTGCTAAAACAGTGCATGTCGAATCATCGATCGTTAAAATATATGGAGCGCGTTTACCATCGGTTTCAGAATCGTCATCTAAGCGTAAGAAACAAGTGATTTCATAAACTCGACGAACGCCATCTACATTCTTAGATGGTTTACTGATACCTTCAATTTTATCGTTGGCTTTTTTGGATCGAGTTTGATCATCTGTTTCAATTTCGGCGATATAGTCGCTGTCTAGATCACGATAAATACCTTGCTCAACACGTTGTTTGAAAATATCTTCAGTGATGTCTTGAACTTCAGTAACACGAGCAGAAGTGTAAAAATTGGTTGTAGAATATGGTAACAGAATGTTGTCGATGGGAACCCATTCTGTGGTCGGACGCTTGAGCTCATAGTCATAACGCCATTTAAGATATTGTGAACCGCCTAATGGCAGTTGAGTGAGCATTTGCTCCATCTCATCACGATATTCTAAAATTTGATCAGTTAACTGCCAGTTTAGGAAGTTTACTTTTCGATCAGCTACTTCAGCACGATCTTTATTATCGCCACCAAAAACTTGGGATTTGACAATGCCTTCTGGAGGCAATAGTTCACGAGCAGCGGATGCAGCAAAGTCAACACAGGACTCTGCCATAACAGGGTGAACGACTTTAGAGGCTCCGTCGAACGTGGCTCCTCCAGGTGCGTCCTTACCTAAACCGGTACGGCGTAATCCATCTTCGTATTGTTTGTCACGCTCTTTGCGTGCTTCACGATCAACTTCAATTAAATCTAAAAACTCGATTGCCATAGCATCGAGCATTCCCTCGTCAAATTCTTCTGCTAAGTTAGCATAAAATTCTGGATTTTTAAGAGGGCCTTCTGTAGGAGAATAATTAATAATGACTGAGCCATCTTCTTGCTCAATGACATCTTCTTGAAGATTAGATTCATCGTCAAGACCTAAAGCATCCGCATAAGAATCAATTTCTTCTTGTTGCATTGGCTCTTTATCTTCGTTGTCTAACGAAGCTAAGTTTGCTCCCGCTTGAATGGGAAGTTGTGGTGCTCGTGCCATTAATTATTTTCCAGAAATGTGTTTTTGAATTAGCATTTTGCTAATATCACGAAAGGGCTTTGATTGTACCACACCACCCTTTTTAAAACCAGCAGTATTACCCATAATATCAACATTGGGCATTTGGGCTGGTTCTTGTGGTGCGTCTTTATCAATTACCGGAATCGGAGGGGGTGGAACGGGATTATGATACGCATCCCGAATGGTGTTTAAAAGATCAGCATTTTTTGGATGGGCAACATAATCCATATTTGCTTTCATACCAGCTAAATATTGTGGGCTAGTTTGTTTGTCTTCGCTAACGCCAGTGCCAAACCAATATTTTGATGGGTCACCACCAAATTGTTTTGCTTTTGCGTGAGCATCATAGATCGCTGGCCCAAAGCCAGCTGCTGCTGGATCGTAACCTTCCCCTACCAGCTTTCGATAAATCTCTAGTGACTTAGGGTCACGATAATTAAACTGATTAAACCCAAGATCTGTTCTGCCTTCTTTAAACACCATGGCAGCTAACTGCTCTGGTGAGAGCTGGGGAACCCCATGCTTTTCACCCGCACGCATCACGCTAATCCAATTTTTTAATTCATTGGCGTTTATTTCGCTTGGCAGTGTTTCCAAACCTTCTTTTGTAGTGTGCTTTGGAATGGTTCCTCGGCGATAATACTTTACGGGTGCTGGATCTTGGAAATAATAAAACTCTGGTTTTCCATGATACATCGGCATTTGGACATCTGCTGGTAAATCTTTTGGTGCCATTTTGCCACCACCTAATCCCGCAGATGGTGAAGTTGCGTTTGCTAACGCAGCAGTCATTTGAGCAATTGTTGCGCTGTTCGGTGAACTACTATACGGTGTACCGCCAGCTTGCATATGAGGAATGCCAGCTTGCTCAAGAATCATCTGATGAGGAGTTTTAATTAGGGATATCGTCATATCTATAACTACTTATGCAAAAATAGCGGGGTGTCCGCCCTAAACAGCGTAGGGATTGTAACGCTGCTTACTGCGATCATCTGCGTAGTCTATGTCACGAGAAGGAAGGAAATCAAGCTGGATCCATCCAGAATCACGAAGGACGCGCAATGCTTGTGAAAGCACATCGACATAGTCATCATGCCCACCAGACTCTGGAAACGAACACACTTGCCGTATGAACCGTTTTGCCCATGGTGCTACTTCGCCGGGTTTGTCGGGATCTTCTGGGATGTAGACTTTACCTTTGGCAATGAGCGGAGCCACAATGTTCATCCGTTGTACTTTGTCAGCGCGCCCAGGATTGTAACCTCGCACAGGAACACCAGATCCTTGAAGTTCTTGAATCAACGAAATACCAGCGGACTTATCTTCCATCAAAATAAGGTCAGCTTTACGCCCCTTAGCAAAATCGTTGTCTGAACCGTACACCACTTCTTTAAAATCGTTGATCACTTTACGGCGTAGCTCTGGGTAACCTAAGTGCTGATCCCATGCATCTAGCAAGATAATTCCCGTACCAGAATCCATGCTTTCAAAAATACCAAACACACCGCACGCTGTTGGGTCGTTGGCGGTTTTCTCTGAGGTGGCTGGGTCGTAACTAGCAATCACATACTCAAGGATGGGGGAGGGCTTTTTCGCTGGCCATGTTTTAAACCACTTACGCTTAACGATACCCGCATCTTCTGGATCAAGGATGGCGCCGTAAATCTCTTGCTTACCAAGATCAGTGCCCTCATAAGTTTCCAATGCTTTAAAGAACGATGAGGAGAGGTTGGCTCGGTTTTCATACGAACTGGCGTTCACCACATACACATCACCACCGACTTTACCTTCGTTCAAATCAACGATCAGTTCTCGTGGCTTTGGTGTTGTAGTAACAATCTGCTGGACCCGTGGGATACGGGGGTCACGCAGACGCATGGTGAACTGCGCTTGATCCCATGCATCATCTAGGTAATCAAACGCTGCTAACTCGTCATACCAGCCCCCATGAAATTGCTTACCACGATACCGCTCTGGTTCAGAGGCAGGGATACCTTGTATGATCGAGCCGTTCTTTAGGGTTATTTCAAAAAGGGATTTGTTGTAGGTTTCAACAATGGAGTGAGGGATGATATTGAGAA